CTTTGGAGTTGTCCAGCTCCACCTCTAGCTCTGATTGCTGCTCCGGGTCTACCGACTCGGCAACCCTGGCGACTTTAGCTACAGGGATGGTGATTTTATCGCCGGCGCCTGAGCCTGGGGTGGGGGGCGTCCAGCTCGAGGGTAGGGCGCTTCTCCAAACCTCGTTAGCCTGGGTAGCCCAGATGTAGGAGCTGTCACAGGCTACAGCTAGTCCTCGGCTAGCGGAAGTGTCAATGAAGCTGGCTTTGTTCCAGTTGTAGTCGTAGAAATCCGTGCCTGGCTTAAGTCTGTAAAGCCATGGCTGGGTCTGGCGGGATAGGGATAACATGGCTACGTAGCCGGAGGGCTTAACCAGGAAGGGACCGGATACGCCTAGTGTCTCGCCAGCCAGGGCTTCGACCACTGCCTGATGCCTCTCCCAGTAGGTGGGACTCTCTCTCGATGTTAGATAACGATATTGCTGGTCCAGGGTCATTCGGCTATAGCCTACCGGCCAGCCGCTCTCGAACTGCCTGAGCCTGACCTGAGCGGCGACATCTACCCTGGCTCTGCCCAGGCCTATCTTCTCATCTGTAGCCCAGGTGCCGGCTGCCTGACGATAGCCGTCTCCATAGACCATGCGCACCACGCTCAGGTAGCTGCCCTCGAGGACCAGGGCGATGATGTTCCAGTCGCCATCGTAGTACATGGCTAAGTCCTCAATCTCCCAGTCTCCACCTCGCTGGCCTAAGCCTGTGGACCAGGTACCAGAAGTCCTTTTCTGGAGATACAGGCTGGTGGGGTCGTTGACATCAGAGGCGTGGACGATGGCGCAGTCGCCGTTGGGCTTGAAGGCTACGGCTATGCCCCGCTCGCAGGGGCGGGTGTTGGCCATCGATGTCCAGCTCCCCCAGGAAGCGCCGTAGTCTGTGGAGCTTTTGCGCCACAGGTTGGCGGCGTCCATGGAGACCACGAGAACCTCGGCGCTGAGGGCGGCAATGGCTACCTTAGCATTGGCAGTGACGCCGCCAAAAGAGCTTCCCCAGCTCGAATAGGTCGACCCGGGACCCGGGCTGGTGACACGGGATAGGTAGAGATTGGTGCCGTTCTTGCGGACCCGAATCAGCGAGCCGTCTCCGGGCATGGCCAGGCCGTGCGAGTCTTTGGTCTCTGAGCCTGAGTAAAAGCGCTGCCAGCCGAATAGCTCCCACTGTATGCCGCCTGAGGGCGTGGCTTGCGGATGACCGTAAGCCTGCACCTCGAGCTTGACCAGCGGCTTGCGGGTGGGCTTGGTCTGCTCTTCGAGTAGGGCGTCTGAAATACTTCTCATTTACGCCTCGATAAGATTATGTAAACTGCCGAGCCGACAAGCAGGACAATGCCGGCTACGGTTAGCCAGTCCAAGACTACCATTGAAGTTAGTGGAGTACTCCGGCTTTGTTCATTGGCAATAGCCACAGCTCAGTGCCTTGTATGGATTCGGGGGCTATCTCCCAGTCATTCTGAGGCTCTATGAAATAGACTCTTGGGGTTTTGTCTTCCAACGAAGGCCAAGCTACAGCAGTGCAGAAGGCATGACCCCCATAATAGCTGCCCCACATGAAGGTTACAGGAAAACCAGACCACCCCGGGAATTTGGCAAAATCACCGGCTAACGCCATAGCGAAATCATCGCAGTCGTGGTATTCGGCGGCGTAGCGAAAGAGATTGGTGTTATCCCACTTCACGAACCTGCGCAGCTCCGAGATGGCCGTTATCTCAAAGACGGAATCCGAGATATAGATGGCTTCCTTTTGGCGGGGGAAGATTTCAGCGTAAAGGCGCTCAATGGCTTCAGCATCGATGCTGCCCTTAACGGTGGGGGCTGCTGGTGGCTCGAGTAGAGCCTCCAGTTCCTTGACACGCCTGTTTGCTTTATAGATGTTCCAAATCCACATTAATTTAGCTCCTTTCTGCACCACAATATGTAGGTGCGTTTCTAAGCCACTACCTGTTGTATTTCAGCAGCTCTTCGGCCAGGGCGCCGACATGAAGCAGGGTGTCGTTGCCGCCCAGCTTGGTTCGCCAGTCGATGTTGGTCTGAGCCAGCGCGTAAACATTATCCCTGCACCTGACGGTCTTCGATACCTCGAGCTGAGCCATCACATGCTCCGGCGACCTGACCTTGCAACCGCCTTTAGGCTTATCAACGCCGGTGGCTTCCCTGACATACTGCTCGGCGTCATAGGATAGGGTTACCAGGTAATCCCAATAGTCCTGAGCCTGCTTGATGTTGTAGCAGGTGGTTACACTCCCTTTGTCTCTGGCCTCAAAGAATACCGTGGCCGGGTTCTGCTCTGAATATTTGGCTGCGGTATCGTTCAATACCCGCTCGTGGAATAGCTTTATGTCAAGCGGTTCTGGCGGTTTGGGTATTTGAGGCTGAGATGCACTTATAGGCTGGATTTCTTGCTGAGAGGCTGCTGGCTGGGCTTCGACTATGGTTTGGGTGGTAGTGGTGGTAGTAATACCATTGGTGGCTTTAACCTTCTCCTTGTCGATGCTGCCCTGGGTGATGACGTAGAAGATACCGGCCAGGACTGCTGCTACCGATGGCACCAAGTCCATAATCTCAGTTTGCGCTCCTGGCTCCTGAATGAACACGGGGACTACGGCTGCCAGCAGCGTAAAGATAAAGGCGCTGTACTTCTTTTTGCCGTCTAAGAACTTTTGTATCATTTCTCTCTCCTTATACTATTTTTAGCTTTATGTAAACCTTAGCTTCGGGCTTGCCTCTGCCAAAGCTTATGTCAAGTAAAACGGCTTCGCTAGCTTCGATTTTAAGCCCCTCAAATTCATTTTGCGTGTAATCCCACCCCCCAGGGCTACTCCACCAAAGCGGCCAGGGTATCGGGCACCGGCTTACCGTTTTCCGTGTAATGCCTCATCAGGTGCTTGGCAGCGTCAAGAATCTGCTGCTCGGTAGCCTCGACCCTCTTGCCGCGGAATCCGCCGCGGCTTAAGGCGGCCACGGCTGCGGCACAATGCTCCCAGTCCGTGGTCTTGTAATGGCCAATCTTCCCCTTGATAGCTCGGAAGATGGCCTTGGTGTGATGCGGCAGTTTCCACGTCTCCGGGTCTTCCTTATCGCCAACGATGGCGAATGCCTGCCAGGGTAGGCCTTCCTTTAGCCTGGGTAGTCCTTGTTCGATTTTCTCTTTAGCTGACTTATTGGTGTCACTCATTATCGTCTCCTTGATAGAGTTGACTTATTTTGAGCTTGCGACCTTTGCCGAAGCGTTTGAGCTGAGATGTGAACTCTTTGAGCATGGCGTTCCCCCAGCTCTGATAGTCTCTGTCCGCCTGCTCCCCACCATGGCCGGCAACATCTACACGGTACTGGGTCTGCGCCAGCACAGCGTAGGCAGTGGCTCCCAGGGCTAAGACGTCCTCAAGATAGGTGGGGATGGTTGAAGTGCTGCCGTCCAGGGTGTGCACCTTACCCCAGAAGATGTAACAGTTGGCGCCGTCTCCCTCTACGTTGCCTATCAACGTAATGGTATCTGCATAGACGGAGAAACGCTGAAAGCTCCTGGGGGTCTCATCGATGGGGAACTCTATCCTGTCAACCGAGACACGGTCGGTAAGTGTAGATATCGCTATCTCCCTGCTGCCGTCTACGGTGGCGATGGTGGTTTTCATCTCCCTGGGACAATAGCGGGACAGCTCGACTACGGCTCTACCGATGGCTCTGTCAATCTCGTTGTCCTGCCAGCGATAGTTCGAGGCGTCCTCGTCTTTGAGGTCTCGCCTGACCAGGGTTCTCATGTCGCTCAGTATCATTTTGTTCTCCCTCCCCTCAGCTCAGTTGGTGGGGGGCGAAGCTGGCCACCTAGTAGCTGGTGCGCTTCTCTCCCCCCACCTATGGAGGTGATGTCCTAACATTGGGGAGGTTAGTCCAACGTTAGGCTGTCAATGTTAGTCCGTGACGCCGATAAGGGCGGCTCTCGTCTGGATACAGAAGTCCACCAGCGAGACATACCACTTGACCCGGGTCCTGCTGGCATCCTTGCCTTCCATGGCGCCTATAGGCTCGGCCTGTAGGCCGCCGTTGGTAGCGCCGCAGACGGCTCCCTCGCCAAACCGCAGGGCGTAGATGGTGGAGCAGGTGCCTCCGGTGATGGCTGTCTCTACGCTGGCGGTAAGGACATGGGTGTCCAGAATCCAGTCGTTGACGCCGATGGGTATGCCGTTGTAGAGCTGGATCCACTCGCCGAACTGACCTTTGGTGGTCTCCATGTAGGCACCGCTGGCTCTAACCAGTGCGGTGACCTTCCGGCGGGACCTGCGGCTCATCAACAGCAAGTCGGGCTTGCCACCTCTGACGGCATCTATCACCTCATCGAGCTTGGCCAGGGTAAGCGTGGCGCCGGTAGCGCCCATGGCGATAACCTGGCTGCTGGCGGTGCCGGTGGCTATGAGCTTGATTAAGCCGTTGAAGGTGTTGGCGTTGCCGGTGATGCCCAGGTAGTCGGCGGTGCAGCCGTAGATAAACTTGCTCTCGAACTCATGCCTGAGCGCTTTGGCGGTAAGCTCGATAATGGCTGCCTCGATGTCCTGGATATTGGAGCGGGTCTGCTTGATGTAGTTGTCCACATCGGCATTTTGCCCCAGTATAGCCAGGGTAGCGGTGAGCTGGTCGAAGTCCGGGGTTGGTGAAGTCGCCCAGTCGGCGTTGACGGCATGCCACTCGGCGGTGGGGAGCGTCTTCTCCCGGTTATAGGTGAGGCCGTTACCGATAATCTCGATGAACGGCATTTGTTGAAGGATGGGTGAATCCTTCAAGATGGTCTCGATGATGCCCTGAAGCAGGACATCATTACTAAGCTTGGCTGCTTCGGCTAATGCTATTGCCATGTTTTAACTCTCCTTTTTAGTTGTGATTCGCTAGGCTCCGGAGCAATGCAGAGTTGATTTGCTACTGCTCCTTTTTCTTTCGGGCTTGCTCCAGCCCGAGATTGATTTTCTCTTTGGTGCTTAAGCCCTCGGTGTTGATGGGACTGCGGGCGGGCGCACCTGCCGGGACTGTGGTTAGCCCTGCCAGCGCCTTTGCCTGTGCCTCGAGGCCTTCCTTGACCTTGCTCACCAGGACGCCGGCTTTCTCCACGGAGGCTTTGACGGCATCGATGGTGTCTCCACCTATGATGTCGGGGGTGAATAGTGGGTTGGTCTGCAAAACCAGCTTCCTGAAGTCCTCTACGGCGTAAGCATAGGCTGCCTTGGCTCCTTCGAAGTCTCCCTGGACTGTGGTGAGCTGGCCTTGCAGGGTCTCAAGCTCACCGGTCTTGGCGGTCAGGTCGGCTTCGAGCGTGGCTACTCTGTCGGTTAGCGCCTGAGTAGCCTCAGTCACCAGGGTCTGCGCTTTCTGCTTTTCAGCTTCAAGCTCTAGCTTAAGGGCCGCATAGTCCTCGGCTGTCGGGGTATTGTTTTCGACTTTGGTGTTTTCTTCTCCCAATGTAATTCTCCTTCGGCTTATTCAGTTAAAGGCGCGGTCTCCATTTCGGCGGCTGTCGCTCTCTCTCGCGCGCCGCCGCGGGTGGACTGTGCCCCCTTCTGCTGATTTTGTTCCAGGATTTTGCCTCTTTCCTCTATCCACCTGGCTAGCTCGGCTTCGGGGTCTCTGATGCCCAGCTCGTCCATGGCTGTCCTCCTGGAATGAATGCCTGACTGGACGAGAAGCTGCTCATTCTGAGCTAGCCTGGCTCTGTCCTGGGGAAGTACTGCCCCCCAGATGATGCGCAGGCTGACGTTGGTTAAGTCCTGCTTGGCGAACTGCTTATGTAAAGCTAGAATCATCTGGCAGCGTCTTATGTAGGCTGCCGTCCTGATAGTTCTCTTGCGCCTGACTTTCTGCAGTAAGCTCTGCAGCTCCACCTCAAGGGCGACGCCTGACAGCTCTCTCTCGATGCCGCCGTAGGCTGCCCTGGGGGATTCCGAGATGTCGTGCAGGCAACGGTAAATCATGTCGATATAGTCAACGTGCAGCCTGATGCCGCCGCCGGCTAGCAAATCTAGCAGATAGGCTTTGGATTCTTCGGGTATCGTCCAGACCTGGCCGGGTGCTACTTTGATTTCCTCGGCTGATTCGACTCCCTCAAGTACGGCGATGGGATTTCCTGAGACTTCCAGGATGCGGGATAGCTGGGAGAGGGCGCGGTTAAGCTCCCGCTGCGCCTGGCGTAGCGGTGGTATATCCGAAGTGCCCCAAAAATGCTTCGGCTGCCTGAGGTTGGGGAAGATAACGAAGGGGATAAAGCCGTAGGGGTTGGGCTTGTCCTCTAGCGTCTCATTGTCCATAAAGAGCGTGAACTGCTTGGCCGTCCAGGCCTCGGTGATGGTGACTGTCTTCTTGTCTGTCTTTTTCTGATAAAGCAGCTCTAACTCGTCTTTTGTCAGGGTGTAGCGGCTGGCTACCTGCCAGACCTTGCTCAGGTCGTCTCCAAGCCACCAGGCGTAGAGGCCGTTAACATCGGGGCTGGTGACCCTGATGCGCTTCTCTACAGCGTCCCAGGTGACCTTAAAGCAGCCGTCTCCCAGTATGGCGGTGTCCACCTCGGTCTCGTAGTCCAGCTCCTGGAGGTTGTTAGCCTGGTAGACGTCATAGACAACCTTCTCGGCGGCTCGGGCTAGCTCTTTTGCTTTGGCTGAGTCCTCTACCGCTTCGCAGGCGAAGTTGAGGCCTTCAACGAGGTATGAGGTCACCTTGTCTATGGCGACTTTGGAGTAGTTAAAGACGAGTTGACGGTTCTTGGATTTCTCCGGCCACTGCTCGCCGTTATAGAAGTCGAGGTTAGCCTTGTAGTCGGCTATCCGGCTGCGGTCGAGCTGGCTTAGTGACGATGGGTTGAAAGCTGTCATCGTATTAGCGCCTTTACTCCTAATGGGACTGCTATCTCCGTGAGCACCTTAGCGATAGCCTCTTTGAGAGACCTCTTTTGCTCTTTGGTGATGTTGTAGCGGGTGCGCACTAGCCTGGCGATGGTGTTAGCCGCGTCGAGCTGCAACTCGATATTTAATGGGGCATTTTGAATAAGTGAACGAAGCTTGATGCGGAGGATGGCGATTTCCTCGTCTAAACCGTCTATCCCCTGGGCTTCCTCTAGCTGCAGCTTCTCGGCTTCATCTAGGGCTTTGCTGTAAAAGCCGTGCTTCTTGGCGTTCTGGTTGCCTTTGGGGGCTCCCTTTTTGACCATTGTGCCTCCTGCTATCCTGTTTGGCCTTCACTAGCCCATAGACGAGGACATGGGCGGCCAGGTCAAAGTGCTGTTGCTCGAGAGCTGTCTTTAGTAGGCTCATCCCTACCATTTTATGTAAAGTGGGGGTGTTATGTCAAGTCGTTATGTAAAGCTACTCTCTCTCCCCTGGGGGGATAAAGGGCAAGCCCAGGGCTTTGAAGATGCCTTCCTCGCCATTGCCGGCAATTCGGCGCTTGTAGGCATCGAAAAGACCATCTCCGCCGGCTGCTAGATGCCAGCCTCGGCTCTTTGCTAGCGTGCACAGCTTGATGTTGTGCTGCTTCGAGCCTGTCCTGATGAGCAACAAAGTCCCCCACGTCGCGGGGCATGCCCAGTAGATATCGACTGGCGCATCCTTATAAAGGAACGCTGCGATTAGTTGACCGTTCCGCTCCATGTTGCTTGTGGCGATCGCTGAAACGAGATGCTGTCTGCCGAAATATCCGCCGGCTGTAAGCTTCTCCTCGTTTGGTATAGCCACGATATCGATGTCTTTTACCTCCCGCCTGCCTCTCCTGATGCTGCCGGCGACCTCGATTCGGTCGCAGTAGGGGCGCAGCTTATTGACTAGCTCAATTGCGATTTGAGTTGCTTCTAGTAGTTTCATGGTTTCACCTCCTGGGTTTGTTTCTTAAAGGCTGACAGGTCAAACGTGTAGTGCCAGGGATCTGCAGAGCACACAATCAAGCCATCCTTACGAACCAGTGGCTTGCTGCATGCAGGGTCGGGGCAAAGTGGGATTACCGGATAGGTGCTGGGGTCGCTGCGGTTCTCTACCGCCTTGTAGCGACAGACGCCCCCCTCCCCCCTTCTCGTCCTGGGGTGATAAAGGCTAGGGGGGACTTTCTTGGTTCTACTCAATTCTTCTCTCCCCCCTTTATAAGAGCGCCAGCTGCTTCTCTTTGCTCAAGATTCTGGCTGCCTTCTTAAAGTCTCGCCTGCGGTAGGCGTCCTCGACTAGACGGTTCTTGAGCTGCTTTAAGTATTGCTCGACTTCCTGTGGCGTCTCTGCCAGGAAGTAGCCGTAGGGATTCTCTGTGCTCGAAGCGATGGGGTGCCCCTCGGCGATTAGCTCCCTTATCTCCTTCCGAATCATCCTGTCGTTCATGTCCCCCAGCAGCTCCGCTAGCTCCTTGCCGGTGATGGCTCTGTGCTTGCCTCGATGTAGCTGTAGAATGGTTAGTAGATGGCTCATGATTTTACCTCCATAGACATGGCTAATTGGTGGGCATCTTTCCCGACTTGTTTTGATTCAGGGTATTGTTCTTTTATTTCCATGGCGTTTAGCCTTTCCTGTAGGATTTCGAGATACCATTCCAACTCGTCTTTGATCGCTTCCCACTCTTTAATGCGGATATCGATGCTTACTTTCTCATTAGCGTAGTAATCAAAGGCCTCGAAGTTAGGGTTTTGCTTCTGTTTGTTTCTGAGCCGTTCCAGGCGGCGGTTAGTAAGGTCTAACTCACTCAGATAGCCTTCCTGATATTCGAGGCAACCTTGACGGTCAAGCGACTTAGCAAATCGACTGTCAAACATTCCAGAAACTCCTTTCTATAAGTCCCCTGCGGGCTTGTGTCCGTTCCTGGGGATTAGCAGGGTATCCCCCAGCTTGTCCTTGTACTCTTGCAGCGGGCCGGCTGCGCTGGTTAGCTTAGCCAGGTACTTGCTGGTGGTGGTGGGTGAGCACCCTACTAGCTCTGCTCCGGCAAAGACTGCTTCCTTCTTCAAAAGCGCGCCTCTACCCTTTACCTGGAGCAACACCCACTCCCTATAGTCCAGCTCAAACAAGAAGCTGGCTTGCATCTCTACTGACCCCCCCTTATAGTCAACTGCTTCTTTAACCAGGCGGGTGCTCGGATTCCCTTCCTCTCTCTCCCTCTCTCCCCGGTCACTCGGCCCCAGATAGCTTATTTCGTGTAGTCGGGATTTGTTCTCCTTCACAACGTTGCAATGCCGGCAAAGAAGCTGCAGATTCAGGGGGTCGTAGTTGTTTTTGTCGCCATCGATGTGGTCGATGTCCAGTCCATTTCGTGTAGTCGGGTTTTTCTTGCAGATGGCACAATGCTCCCCATCTCTGAGCACCAGGTAGCGGTAAGCCCAGAGGCGGGTGTTACTCCCCCAGCGTCTCGGCATGGGTGATTCCTTTCATGTGTTGTTGAAGTGGGCTGTACTTTGAGTGCTGGTCGATAACCTCTTGCTGGTCGACTAGATGCCAGTAGACATTCGCTGTAGTAGAAGGCGATGCGTGCCCCAGGATAGTAGAGGTGGCTTTTAGATTGGCGCCATGGCTTAACATCTGCGTCGCGAAGTAATGTCTCAGGTGGTGTGGCGTGATCGGCTGAATACCCAGGCGCTGGCACAAAGCTGCCATGTAGCCGTCAATAGACCTAAGCGCTGCGGGCTTTTCGGGATTCACCCCAGGGAATAGCCAGGGGCCCGGGTAGCCTGCTTCTTTTAGCTCCTGCAGGTGTTCTTTGATAACCTGGGCTGTAGCCTCTGAGAGCGGTACCTGGCGCTGCTTCTTCCCCTTCTTCCCTTTTCCCAGGACGATGATCAGGTGGCTGTCCAGGTCAATCAAATCTACCCTGGCTCTGGCCACCTCGCTTAGCCTGAGTCCACAGTCAACCATAAGCATCAGCATTAGCTGATGGCGTGGTTTCTTCTCCGCATCCAGGAGCTGCTGCACAATCTCAGGCTTTGGCGACTGACGTATCTCGAGCTGGCGATGTGGGGCGTGTAGCTTTGCTGCCGGGTTTGTCCTGGCGATATCCTCGTCAATCAGGAAGGAAAAGAAGCTCTTAACGGCGTTGGTAACCAAGCCTATAGTCGCTGGTTTCCTGCCAGAGGCTACCATGCGGGCCAGGTAGGCATCGATGTGTGGTTTGGTAGGGTGAGGGTAGTCAATCAGTAGCCAGCTTACGTAGCGTGAATAGATGGCGAGCGTGTTCGGTGAAAAGCCGTCTTTAACCAGGTACTGCAGCCACCGGTCGAGGCAAGCTCCGTAATCAAGCCTGGCGTCGTGATCCTCGGGAATGGCAAGCTGCTCTAGTTGACATAACTTCCAGATTAACTCTCTTACCAGGCGCTGGTTGGATGGGCTTAGGCGTGCGAAGTTGTCTAGCAGTTGGTTCATGTCTTCCCCCCCTTCTACTTGGTGCGTACTAGTATAGGGGGGGCTTGGAGCATGTGGTAGAGCCCGCCAATAAGACTTACTACTGGCGGGTGAGAGTTAGGGAAGCAGCCACCGGGCAGGTCATACGCAGTCACTGGTCAGAAGAGGGCAGCTTCAGCATCAAGGCCGGCTTACCGGTGGTCAGCCCCTACCCTGGAGCACAAGCCCTGAAGCCAGCCCATGGTGCCGACAGCATACCTGTATCATCAATAGCCTTTTCCTGGACACCCTTTAAAGGCGTCACCGAATATGAGCTTGTCCTGGCTAAAGACCCGGCTTTGACGGACATCATTGTGCGAGAGAACTTGCCCACCACAGCCTACAGATACGGCGGCAGATTGGATTATGACACCAGCTATTTCTGGCAGGTTTCAGCCACAAAACCGGTGCCTTCCGAGCCCAGCCCGGTATTCAGTTTCACCACCACAGCCAGCCCACCGCTTTCCCCGGCAGCACCACCATACGACAAACTACTGCAGTGGCTACAAATAAGCACACTCATAAATGTCTTTGGATTTGTCGCAATTGTGGCTATAATAATATTACTCAGAAAACGCCGGATATAGGCTCTTACTTCAACATGTAGCCTCTTCGCCCCCACCTGTAGCCTCGACCTTCTCCCTCACCTGTAGCCTCGACCTTTTAAGGTCGAGGTCACGAGGTTAAAACCTCGTGGCTACATTTGTAGTTTAAACCAGAAACATTTTTGCATTTTCTAGATGTAACCTATGTCCCAGTTTGAACATGCGGTACAAACCACGCTTGACAAGGTTTGTTTGCCGACCTAAACTAGATAATACACGGGGCAAGCATGAAGAGAAATAAGTGGTACTTCGCACTGATTATTGCGTCGCTGATAATTCTGGCTGGTCCAGCCAGCGGTTGTATGTTAACAGCCTCAAGCCAAGAAACTGCTCCCCTGCCTTCTTCCACAACCAGTTCCAGTGACACTTCTGCCTCAGCACCTGAAACCATAACCACACCATCCGATGAAACCCAGATAGGCAGTGACCCGGTATCGGGGCAAAGCCAGGATATCGACCTGAACTGGGAACAGCTTTGCCTGTCCAGTGAGTATCAGGTACAGATCGCCAAAGACCCCGGATTCACCATAATAGTCCTCGACACAGGTGCTTTTGCACCGGCGGATTCAACGTCACCCGCTGCGTATTACCCTGCTGGCGGCCGAGTCAACTCCCCGTCTGCCCTGACCCCATGGGCTAGCTTAGAGAACGGTCACACGTACTACTTGCGGGTAAGGGTACGCCAGGCAGCTACCGGTCAGCACATGCTTAGCCCGTGGTCCGAGGTTAAAAGCATTAACATTAAGTCCGGATTGCCGGCAAGCAGTCCATCATACGGGCTACAGCCGATATACCCAAACAACGGTGGCAACAATTGTCCGGTGAAATCGGCATCTCTCGCCTGGTCACCACTGAAAGATACCACAAAGTACAGGTTTATCCTGGCTAAGGATGCGGCTATGACACAGGTGGTCAAGGAGGCAGATGTGACCACCACTGCCTACGAGTACGATGGGCAGTTAGAATACGGCCGGAGCTATTTCTGGAGGGTGATGGCACTGGAGCCAGCACCGAGCGACTGGTCCGCCACCTTCAGCTTCCAGACCGAGGCGGCACCACCACCCCCGGCAGAACCTGCGCCACAGCCGGAAACTCCGCTCTGGGCATGGGTGGTCATCGCCACCGGTCTAGCCCTGCTGATTGCCATAATAATCTTCATTTTCAGGGCACGCCGGAGATAAAAGCCCAGGCGTCTTGTGTACCACAAGACAAATACTAAACCCCAAGCACCAAACCATAAACAAATTCAAAGCCCAAAAAACCAATGACCTAAAAAACACGAGGCTAAAGCCTCGTGGCTTCCCCAAATCCCAGCGGGAATAAATCCTCGCTGGATGCCTGCCCACCCTTCCCTCCGGGAGTACATGTTTTGATTAATCCTGAGGTTAAAATCTCGTAGCTACATTTGTGGAGGCAAGCCTGCCAAAAACTTGACAAGCTCAACTGAGTTCTCTATAATAAGAGAAAACCATCTGCTCTACGTCTTGTTACTCGCTTAAGGTTTCTCCCACAATGAACTGGATAAGGTATATTTGTATAGTTATAACTAGAACCAGATTATGTTGACACGTATATTTGCGTTCCCGGAAAAACCTCCACTGCCAGGAGAATCAGTTCCCCGAAATCAGATTAAGCATCGATTGCGCTAATGAGTAAGTATATCTTCGTCACCGGCGGCGTAGTCAGTTCAGTAGGCAAAGGTATCAGTGTCGCCTCCATAGGCAGAATCTTGAAAAGCCGCGCCATCTCAGTCTCAGTACAAAAGCTGGACCCATATCTTAACGTTGACCCGGGTACAATGTCTCCATATCAGCACGGCGAGGTTTTCGTCACCCAGGACGGCGCTGAGACCGACCTCGACCTGGGGCACTACGAGAGATTTATCGACATTGATTTGACTTCTGCTTCCAATGTCACCTCAGGCCAGATTTACTCGGCTGTTATCGCCGGGGAAAGAAGAGGGGATTATCTTGGTGGCACTATCCAGGTGATACCACATGTCACCAACGAGATAAAGCGGAAGATAAGGGAAGTAGCCGAGCTCTCAGGCGCTGAGGTGGTTATCGTTGAGGTCGGCGGCACTGTAGGCGACATCGAAGGTTTGCCATTCCTGGAAGCCATCCGCCAGATGCGAAATGAAGAAGGCAGAGATAATGTCCTCTACGTTCATGTTACTTTCCTGCCACACATCGCCACCACCAACGAACTTAAGACCAAGCCTACTCAACACAGTGTCAATGAGTTAAGACGAATCGGCATACAGCCGGACATGATTCTGTGTCGGTCAGATTATGAGATTCCCCAAAGTTTGAAGGATAAGATATCGCTGTTCTGCGATGTGGCTAAAGAAGCGGTCATACCTCTGGTTACCGCCGAAACCATCTATGAGGTGCCGCTGATGCTCGAGGAGACTGGCTTGAGCGACTTAATTATCGACCGCCTCGGACTTCAAGGTAAAGGTGTTGACCTTACCCAGTGGCGGGAGATGGTAGCCAAGCTAAAAACTCCCAAAGAGCCGGTAAACATAGCCCTTGTAGGCAAGTATGTAGAGCTTCAGGACGCTTATTACTCTGTGCGAGAAGCTCTGTGTCATGCTGGATTGCACCATGACCGGCAGATAAACATCTTGTGGGTTCACTCCGAAGACTTGCAGTGCAACGACAATATAAATCTACTGAAGTCAGCCCAGGGCATTATCGTGCCTGGCGGCTTCGGTTACCGCGGTATAGAAGGCATGATAGCTGCGGCTAATTATGCCCGCCAGAACCATATCCCCTACTTAGGCTTATGTCTCGGCATGCAGGTCATGGTTATCGAATTCGGGAGATACGCTTTAAGTAGCGACAAGGTCAACTCTACTGAATTTGACCCCAGCACTCCGTACCCGGTGATCGACTTGCTCCCGGAACAACATGAGGTCACCGATATGGGAGGCACCATGAGGCTGGGTACGTATCCCTGCCATCTGGTTCCTATGACACAGGCGGCCACCGCTTACGGAGAAGACATAGTCTACGAGCGTCACCGTCACCGGTTTGAGTTCAACAACCGCTTTCGCGAGCCGCTGGAACAGAAAGGACTTATCCCCAGCGGGCTATCGCCAGACAATCGCCTGGTTGAGATAGTTGAAGTCAAAGACCATCCCTGGATGGTAGCCTGCCAGTTTCACCCCGAATTCAAGTCACGCCCCAATCACCCACACCCGCTGTTTTACAGCTTCGTCGGGGCTGCCAAGAAAACTCTGGTTGAAGGCACTCAAGTGACACTGCCACTATCATGAAGCTATTATGTGCCTAATTACCTTTGGGAGGAGCAAATGCGTTTATTTCTAGACACAGCTAATATCGAACACATCCGCCATGGTGTCAGACTGGGAGTAATTACCGGGGTGACTACTAACCCCAGCCTGGTATCCAAAGAAGGCAAGGTGGATTACAAACGCCATGTCAGGGAAATCTGTTCTATCGTCCCCGGTCCGGTATCAACCGAGGTGCTGAGCCAGGATGCCTCGGGGATGGTTGCCGAAGCCAGAGAGATTGCCTCCTGGGCAGAGAATGTAGTGGTAAAAATACCAGCCAGCTTACAAGGTGTTGAAGCTACTTACCAGTTAGCTAAGGAAGGCGTGAAGGTGAACTTCACCCTGTGCTTTTCTGTGAATCAAGCCCTTCTCGCCGCTTTAGCCGGAGCTACCTTTGTCAGTCCCTTCGTCGGCAGACTTGATGACATCGGCGAAAATGGCATGAGGCTGGTAAAGGAGATTGTGACGGTGTATAAAAACTATACTGATTCGATTAAGACGCAGGTATTGGCCGCCAGTATCAGGCACCCGCAGCACTGTATCGAGGCAGCACAAGCCGGCGCCCAAATCGCCACTGTTCCATATCAGGTGCTGATGCAGATGATTCAACACCCGCTGACCGATATCGGCATCAGGCGATTCTTAGAGGACTGGAACAAAGTAATGGGACCTACTATCGCAGATACTAAGCGCTAGGTAAAAACTATACTTTATATGAGAGGTTACTAACATGAACATTGCTGAACTGGAAATTAAAACTCGAGATGAACTGGTCGAGATAGCCAAACAACAAGGTGTCGAAGGTTACAGCGGGCTTAAGAAACAAGACCTTATCATGCGGCTCGTTCAAGCCCAGACTGAACAGCAGGGCTATCTGTTCGTCAGCGGTATTCTGGACATTGTGAGTGAGGGTTATGGCTTCCTGCGTCAGGAGAGTCTCCTCCCCGGACCCGATGATATCTATATCTCCAACTCCCAGATTCGCCGCTTCAGTTTAAGGCCCGGTGACACTGTTTCCGGACAGGGCAGGCCCCCTAAAGAGGGGGAGAAATACTGCAGTCTAATCCGCGTCGAAGCGATTAACGGTATCGACCCGGAGCAATCAAAGAACCGACCTCATTTCAACTATCTGACTCCGACTTTCCCTGATAAGCTATTCAATCTGGAGACCAAGCCACATTTCTTATCGACACGGCTTATAAACCTGATAGCTCCAATAGGCCGAGGTCAGCGTGGGCTTATCGTGTCGCCTCCTAAAGCGGGCAAGACTGTGCTTCTTAAACACATAGCCAATTCCATAACTACCAACTATACCGAACCTCATCTCATGGTCTGTCTCATCGGTGAAAGACCTGAAGAAGTTACCGACATGAAGCGTTCGGTGAAAGCCGAAGTTGTTGCCGCTACTTTTGATGAGCCTGTGGAGAACCATACCCGAGTGGCTGAACTAGCCTTAGACAGAGCCAAAAGACTCGTGGAAATAGGAAAGGATGTAGTCATACTGCTTGATGGCATTACCCGGCTGACTCGCGCCTATAATCTGGCTATGCCACCAAGCGGACGTACTCTATCGGGAGGCATCGATTCAGTAGCACTTTATCCGCCAAAGCGTTTCTTTGGCGCAGCTCGCAATACCGAAGAGGGCGGTAGTCTGACTATAATCGCCACCTGTCTTGTAGACACCGGCAGCCGCATGGACGAGTTGATTTACGAGGAATTTAAAGGCACCGGCAATATGGAGCTTCACCTCGACCGCCGCCTGGCTGAAAAGAGAATCTTCCCAGCTATGGATATCCTGCGCAGTGGCACACGCCGCGAGGAACTTTTACTTGACGAAACTACACTGAAACAGGTCTGGCTGCTCCGGCGCATAGTCAATATGCTAGCCGACGATACACCAAACAACACTGAAGCTACCGAGAGACTTCTTGACCGCATGGCTAAAACACAAACCAATGCTGAGTTTCTGGCAACATTATCGAAGGATATGTAACAAAATGCCTTTGGAATGCTCGGTTATCCCTACTGAGCTCGTTCAGATAGATGAGTGACACTATAATAGTGTCATTATGAGGATAGTAAGTGGATTAGCACCGGGAACTATTAAGCTAGCAAAAACAAATGGGGATATATCGAAAGCGGCTATACAAA